GGCGGCGTGCACCGCGAGGCGCGGAACAAGGTGACCGGGTATGCCGCGCCCAACGCGGGCATTGGCGCCCCGCCCGCGCCGCGCCCCGCGCGTCCCGCGCCCCGCCCTGCCGCCCCGCCCGTCCCCCCGGCTGCGCGCCCTGGCGGCACGGCGCCCCCGCCCTGGCGACGCAATGCCTGATCTCCCGCCGGCAGGCCATGTGTCTGCCGGCGCCTGTTTCTCCGGCAAAATCCAGCCATGGTCGCCCTGCCGCCTCCATCGAGCCCCACCGTCAACGCCATCTATGCCGCCTACGAGGCGGCGGCGGATAGCGGCTACCGCGCGCATCTCGGCGCCTCGCTGATCGGCGCCGGGTGCGAGCGCGCCATCTGGTATGCCTTCCGCTGGGCCACGCGCGCCCGGCACACGGGCCGCCTGCTCCGTCTGTTCGAGACGGGCCATCTGGCCGAGGCACGCTTCGTCGCCGACCTCCGCCGCATCGGCGTCACCGTGCTCGACATTGATCCGGCGACAGGGCGGCAGTGGAGCCTCCGCGACGCGAGCGGCCACTTCGGCGGCAGCATGGACGCGGTCGCCAAGGGCTTCCCCGAGGCGCCGGCGACCTGGCACGTCTGCGAGTTCAAGACCCACAGCGCGAAATCGTTCATCAAGCTGAAGGCGGACGGCGTGGCCGCGGCGAAGCCGCTCCACTGGGCCCAGATGCAGGTCTACATGCATCTCGCCGGCCTGGAACGCGCCTTCTATCTCGCCGTCTGCAAGGACACGGACGAGCTCTACCAGGAGCGCGTCCGACACGATGCGGAGGCGGGGCTGCGGCTCCTGGCGAAGGCCGCGCGCATCATCAACGCGTCGCGACCGCCGGCCCGCATCAGCGACGACCCTGCCTGGTGGCAATGCCGCGCCTGCGACCACCACGTTGTCTGCCATGGTGGCGCGCCCCCCGAGCGGCATTGCCGGTCCTGCCTGCACGCGTCGCCCGTCGAGGCCGGCGCGTGGCACTGCGCCCGGCACAATGTGCGGCTCGATCGGCAGAGTCAGGAGACAGGATGCGTCGCACACCTCTACATCCCCGACCTCATTGCAGCCGAACAGATCGATGCCGGCGAGGATTGGGTCAGCTACCGAATGCCGGACGGCAGCGAATGGCGCGACGGCGCCGCCTTCTCCAGCGCAGGAATCGCTCCATGAACAAGGACCTGCTCATCACCGTCTCGGTCAAGAACAATGCGCTGCTGACCGCGATGCGCGACGCCGGATATGCGAGCGCGGCGGCCCTGTCGCGCGCCAGTGGCGTCTTCGCCGGCCGCATCTACGACTACCTGAACCTGCGCGTCACGCCGCTTCACAAGAACGGGGAATGGCGCTCCTGCATCATCGACATCGCGAAAGTGCTGCGCAGGCTGCCGGATGACCTGTTTCCCGCCGGTTTCCTCGATCGAGCACTCGCGACGAACAAGGTCACGCGCGAGGTCAGCGCCGATGAGTTGCCGGCGCTCATGGGCGGCGCGACCTATTCCATCGCCTACGACCCCGAGCGGAGCATGGCCGTCAACGAAGCGCTCGACGCCCTGAATGCCGCAGTCGCCACCCTGCGACCGCGCGATGCGCGCATACTGCGGATGTATTACGGCCTTGACGGAAAAGAGCCGCGGACCCTGGAAGAGATCGGACAGGCCTATCGCCTCAGCAAGGAGCGTGTGCGTCAGATCGTGCTGCGCGCACAGCGTCGGCTGGCCAACCCGCGGCACCAGCTTCGCCAGTTGTGCGCACCCCTTCTGGAAGACGTCGCGCGCGGAGAAAAGCGATGACACTCTCCCTCCGCCCCTATCAGCGCGCAGCCATCGAGGCGCTCTACGACTACTTCGCCGCCAGCGTGGGCAACCCGCTGATTGTCATGCCGACCGGCACGGGAAAGTCCGTCGTCATCGCCGGCTTCATCCGCGAGGCGATCGCCGCCTATGGCGACACCCGCGTCCTGGTCCTGACCCACGTGAAGGAGCTCATCCAGCAGAACTTCATGGCGCTGCTCCGCGCCTGGCCCGAGGCGCCGGCCGGCATCTACTCCGCCGGCCTCTCGCGCCGCGACATCCACGCGCAGATCCTGTTCGCCGGCATCCAGTCCATCCACCGCCACGCGCGGCAGGTGCAACGCTGCGACCTGGTGCTGATCGACGAGGCGCACCTGCTCGGTCGCAACGACAGCGGCATGTATCGCTCTTTCCTGAAGGAGTTGAACGAGATCAACGCCGGGCTGCTCAAGGTGGTCGGCTTCACCGCCACGCCCTACCGCCTCGACAGCGGGCTGCTCCACGAAGGCAAGGACCGACTGTTCACGGACATTGCCTACGAAGTGCCCGTGCTGGACATGATCCAGCAAGGCTATCTCTGCCCGGTCGTTCCCAAGCAGACCACGACCCAACTCGACGTCGGCGGCGTCGGCACGCGCGGCGGCGAGTTCATCGCCAAGGACCTCGAAGCGGCGGTGGACCGGGACGATGTCACGCGCGCGGCCGTGGGCGAGATCGTCCAGCACGGGCAGGATCGCGGCTCCTGGCTGGTCTTCTGCTCCGGCGTGGCCCATGCGCGCCACGTCTGCGACGCCATCCGCGAGCGCGGCATCTCCTGCGAGACCGTCACTGGCGACACTCCGGGCCCGGAGCGCGACGCCATCCTGGCGGCCTTCAAGGCGGGGCGGCTGCGCTGCGTCACCAACGCCAATGTGCTCACCACCGGCTTCGACGCGCCCGGCGTCGACCTGATCGCGCTGCTGCGCCCGACCAAGAGCGTCGGCCTCTACGTCCAGATGGTGGGCCGCGGCACGCGCCTCGCCGAAGGCAAGGACGACTGCCTGGTCCTCGACTTCGCCGGCAACACGGCGCGGCACGGCCCGATCGACACGGTCGACGGCCGGAAGAAGGAGAAAGAGGAGCCGGGCGAGGCACCGATCAAGGTCTGCCCGGAATGCCAGACCATCAACTATGCCAGTGTGCGACACTGCATCGGATGCGACTACGAGTTCCCACCGCCGGCGGTGAAGGTGGCGTCGCAGGCAGCGTCGAACGCGCTCCTCTCGACCCAGATCCAGGCAACCTGGGCCGACGTCACCGGGATCAGCTACGCGCGCCACGAAAAGCCCGGCAAGCCCGCCTCGCTCCGCGTCACCTACGAATGCGGCCTGGCGCGGCACAGCGAATGGGTCTGCTTCGAGCACGCAGGCTTCCCGCGCGAAAAGGCGCTGGTCTGGTGGCGGCGCCGCGCCGGCAATCTGCCGCCTCCGACGACGGTGGATGAAGCCCTGCGGCAGGTCGGCCATCTCCGCCGTCCCATCGCGATCCAGGTCCGCCCCGTGGGAAAATACACCGAGATCACTGCCGCGAGGTTCGTGTGAGATGCGCAGCCTGCCGCCTTCGCACCGCCCGCGGCTTCGGGTGGTTCGACCCGCGCAGTCGGATCCCCGAGCCGCTCCCAGCCTGCTCCATGCGCTGCATGAGCGCGCTCTGCCGGAGGTGGGGCGTGATTGATCCCGACGAGCACGAGACCGCCGCCATCGCCGCGGCCAGCCCCATGGCGGGGGAGTATCTGGACAGCATCGGAAAGACCGATCTCGCCACGCTGACCGACGCCGAGTGGCTGACGCTGCTCGAAGTCATCATCACCGCCTACCAGGACGAACTCGCGCGCCGGTTGGACCAGGGACGGCACCCGATACCGCCTCTCACGGTGGGAGGACCATCGTGACGCAGTTCTCCTTCATGGCCGACTATGGCGAGCGCCTGGTCGACAACGGCTACTCCGTCATCCCGATCATGCCAGGCAGCAAAGTGCCGGGACAGTTTCGCGGAGGCGAGTGGTTGCCCTATCGCGACTGGACCCGGCATTGCGACCGCCCGACAAAATCCTTCGAGGTGGACATCTGGCGGCGCTGGCCCGGGTGCGGCGTCGGCATCGCCTGCGGCACCGTCGTCGGCATCGACATCGATGTGCTGGACGCCGCGCTCGCCATCCAACTCGCCGAGCTCGCGGCCTCCATGCTGGGCGAGACGCCCTGCCTGCGCATCGGCCGCGCCCCGAAGCGCCTCCTGGTCTACCGCGCGGCCACGCCCTTCCCCGGCCGCAAGCGCCACCCCCTCGAACTGCTGGCCCGCGGGCAGCAGTTCGTCGCCTACGCGGTGCATCCTGACACCGAGCGCCCCTACGAGTGGCCCGAGGAAAGCCTGGTCGAGACGCCCATCTCGCGGCTGCCCGAGGTGGACGAAGAGACCTGCCATGCGTTCCTCGACGCCGCGCTGCGGCTGGTCCCAGAGGAGATGCGGGGCAACTCGATCCTGGCGAAGGCAACGAACGGCGCCTGGCGCGGCCCGAGCGACCCGAAGGGCACGCGCGACGCCATCGTCGCGGCGCTCGCCTTCCTGCCGAACGACGACCTGCCCGGCGACGAATGGATCACCATCGGTGCGGCGATCAAGGCCGCGCTCGGCGAGGAAGGACGAGACCTCTGGATCAAATGGTCAAAATCGAGCGCAAAATCGGGCAAATCGGGCAAATCGGACACCGCGGAGCGCCGCTGGGCGTCACTCCGACCGCACAGCGTGGGCGCCGGGACGATCTACTGGCTGGCCGAGCAGCGCGGCTGGAAGCCGGACCCTGCCCTGATCCTGAACGGCACCATCGCCAGGCAGATGACGCAGCCCAACCCGGCCAAGGCCCTGCTGGCGAAGGTCGCCGCCCCGCCACCACCCGTCGCGCCGCCCCAGAAGCCCTATCGCGTGTCGCCCAAGCTGCTGCAGGTGGACGGCGTGCTGCGCATGTTCGTGGACTACGCCACCGCCACCGCCGTCAGCCCGCAGCCCTTCCTCTCGCTCGGGGCGGCCATCTGCCTGGTCGGCGCCATCGCGGGGCGCCGCTACCGCACGCCCACCGACCTGCGCAGCAACATCTACGCGATCGGGATCGCCGACAGCGGAGGCGGCAAGGACCATGCCAGACGCTGCGTGAAGCGGGCAATCTATGCGGCGGGCCTGGATCGCTACCTCGGCGGCGAGGATCTGGCCTCCTCGGCCGGGCTCCTCACCTCCCTGCAGCGCCATCCCGCGCGGCTCTTCCAGGTGGACGAATTCGGCCAGTTCCTGAAGCTCGTCCTCGCCCCGCGCGCCCCGGCGCACAAGGCGGCCATCTGGGCGGAGTTGACCAAGCTCTACACCTCCGCGGCCGAGCCCTACATCGGCACTGAATACGCCGATCAGAAGGCCAGGCCTCGGATCACCATCGAGCAGCCTTGCGCCTGCATCTGGGGCGTCACCGTGCCCGGTGCGTTCTGGCAGGCGCTGGAAGGCGGATCTCTCGGAGACGGCTCCATGGCACGCTTCCTGATCTTCCTCACCGACGAGGACTATCCCGATCGCAACGAGACGCCCGCGCCAATGGACCCGCCTCCGGCGCTGGTGGAGGCGCTGCAGGCGATCGCCCGCGGCGTGCCAGGCCACAACCATGGCGGCAATCTGGCCGACGCGATGGAGGCCTCCGCCCCGATCCACGCCTACACGGTGCCGTTCAGCCCCAACGCGGAGCAGGCGATGCAGGCAGTGCGGCATGAAGCCGTCGATCTGCTGCGCGCGCATCGCGGCACCTACGCCACCGCCCTGTTCGGGCGCTACGCGGAGCACGTCGCCAAGCTCGCCATGATCGCAGCCGTCAGCCGCGATCCGGCGCAGCCAGTGATGCAGGCCAGCGACGTCGCCTGGGCGGCGGCGCTCGTCGAGCACTGCATCGACACGCTGCTTCGAGAGGCCGAGCGCTTCGTGGCCGACACCCCTGCCCATGCGCGTCTCAAGAAGGTCTTGGAAATCATCCGCAACGCCGGTAGGATCAGTCGCAGCGCATTCGTCCGGAAGACGCAATTTCTCTCCAAGGTTGAGCGCGAGGACGCCATCGCAACCTTGCTGGACAGCCGCCAGATCACAATCGAGGCCGCGGCGAGCGCTTCCGGCCCCGACACCTGCTGGATCGTCGCCACCGATCCGCAGGAGCCCCACGGCCGCGACCTGCGTGGCCAGGGGGGGGGCGGGAGAGAGGGCCTTGAAAAGTCTTGAAGAGCGGCGGCGCTAAGTCCCTGAAAAATCGAACTATTCAAACTTTTCAACTCTTCAACCAGGGGGGGGCGTACACGTGTGCGCCCCCCCTCCCTGGGATACCTAGTTGAAGAGTTGAAAAGTATGAATAGTTCAATATATCAAAGGGTTAGATACCCCAACTTTTCAACTCTTCAAATCCCCCTCCGCCCCCCCCTGCCACGAGAAGCAGGCA